TTTTTGCATAAGTAACGCCTTTTTCGCGTTCCGTTAGGTCATAATAGTATTCTGGAAGGTTTTCCATACTGTAGACTGTTCTTAATTTGTCCCAAATTTCATTGAAGAAAATATCGTAACCATTTGTTACATTACTAAGGATAGAAACTGCTTTAGATAAAACTCTCAGGTTATTTGGAATAACATCTTCAGGGATAAAACGACCACTGATAGTCATTTTGCGTCTAAGCAAGTCAGTTGTGCTAGCATATTTATAATTGTTGGTAAAGAAGTAACCTAAATAAAAGATTGCGTCACCAGGTTTAAAAATCTGGCATGCTTCAGGTTCAATGTTAGCACCAAAGCTGTATTTTAACTGTTGAATAAAAATAGAAATATTAAAGTTTTCAGAAGTTGCGATGATAGTATCATCACCCTTAAATTTTTTGAAAACTTTTCTAGGTTTAACACCTTGTTTAAGTAAACCATATTCAACCATAATTGCGTTAACAAGTGTACCAAGAAAATTGGTAAAAACACTGCCGCTTAAAATTCCAGACTTTTTTGTGTAGAAGGAAGGAATCCCATTATCACTAGTAATAACTAATGAATGAGAATGAATCATAACTAATTGGTCAAAGATTGCTGCTTGCCAAAAGTTCATGGTAAACGTTGATTTAATTACACGTATGCAGTAAATTAACATTTTTTGAGAGATACTAGCGTCAAACTGAGCATAATCGATACCTATAATAGTTTTATATTGTTGGCAATTGTTCCAGATAGTAGCCATCTCTGAAAAATCAGAGTGAAAGGAATAGCTTAACGCAGGAGTTCGAACGTATTCGTAAGTGCGATAGTAATCCAAAATAGGGCCCATAAACATCATTTCAAATGCGTTAGTAAGCATAGGAAAAATTAAAAAGATTCTGAACTTAGTGCCGGACTGACGTTCTTGAGTACGCCATGATTCATAACAAACGTGAGAGGTGCTGATTAAATCAAATTTTGATTCATTAATAATTTTTGTCATTTGAGCTAAAATCTCAGGTTTAAGTAGAGATTTAGGACGCTTAAATTTTGGATAACCACTACTTGTTTCGGTAGGTAAAGCATCAACAGCATCAGCAGCAGAGTAAGGTGTGAACATACCTTGTTTAAGTTGCATACCGGCAAGTGCACGGTTTGTTGCAATAGTAAGTAAATCAAAATTTACTTTGAAAGTTCCCTCATTTGTAAGTTGGGAACGTAATTTAAGGCGTGTTTCATATTCAGCGCCCACTGGATCTTTAAAGTTCGAAGAGTCAAAACCAAAAATCTTTGAAAAGAAAGGTTCAAGTACGACTTGTGGACTCCGAACGGCGGCAGAGATAACTTTGCCGAGAGTAGAAACCTGTTCATCAGGTTCAATAAAAGGATTCCGTTTAATAATATAACGGAAATACTTTTTAAATGCTGACTTGAGCATATTGTTTTCCTCCTTCTAAGGACAGTCAAAAACCATCAGCTTGCAGCCATGATGGAAAACCAACTAGTTTATTTATGACCTGGTTCATCACAGTGGAGTTCTGTCTGAACGAAAAGTTGCTTGTCAAAG